CTGGTGAAAATTAGCAGCCTTCCGTTGTGTTCATCGTCCGTGAACCCGGCGGCCGTGTCGATGGCAAAACCCGTAGAGTCGTCGGGCGGGTCGGATGTCAGACTGCCCGTGTGAAAAATGCCGACCAGGTGCTGAATTACCACCTCGCCAATCATCCGCTCTAGGTCCCGCGTGGTTTCATTGATTGGCGTATCGGCGTCGGTCTCGGTGTCAAGCAGCGCCCGGTAGCTCCCCTCGGGGCTATTAAAAATGTCGGCTGTCATGGCGTTTCCCTATGCTGCGATTAAATGGGCATCGTCGTTTGCCGTGCCCAGGTCGTTGGATGAATCCGCGATGTAACCAAATAGCTGTTGCTCGGTCGTGGCGTCATCGTAGTTTGCAAAGGCTATGACGTCCCCGGCGGCGGGCGTCACGCCCAGGGCATCGCAGGTGCAGGCGCCGGTGCTGGTGTTGACCGTTAAAAGCGTCACATGGGCGGCACGCGCCCGCATCTTGCTATCATAAAGCACTACCTCGGGCGCGGTGAGGTTGGCGTACTTGGCCGCGTCTGCCGTGCTCACGGTAAAGTTCTCCCCGTCCGTCCCGGCCGTCACGGTCATGGTCGGACTGATCACCGCATAGGTGCCTTGGTCAAACCCGGTGTCTAAAAGCGTTACGTTGACCCGGCCCTTGATCCAGTCGACCCGGCGGTTCAGGATCTCCATCCGGCGGTTGGTGTAGCCAAGCGTTCCGGCTTCCATGTCGGGCAGGTCTTCGTGGGTCAGCTCCACGATGTCGCCCGCCTCGGATAGCCATTGATCAAAGAAGCACTCGCAGTCGATCTGCACCGGGGGCTTGGCATACCGGGCGAAAATCGCCCGCGCCCGACCGGCCACGATGTCGGTGATCTGGGCCACCGGGATTGACCGTGCGGAGATGCTGCTGTGCAGGCCCTTGGATTCGATCTCGATCTGTTTTTTCCCCGGCCCCCGATTTGTCATGGAGCTGGCGTCGACGTGGTAATCGATGGTCTGGTAGTCACTGCCGTCGTGATCGTATGAAAACTTGACCTCGTTTATCAGCCCGCCCAGGTTCGCGTTGAAAGACGGGTGGCCGATAATGTTGTCTTTGGTGAAAGTCTGTGTCTCATCGGACGTGGCAAGCGGCGGGGCAAACCGGCGCAGTACGATTTTCCCCGTGCCGTCGATGCCGGGGCGCAGGTTCAGCGGTTTGAATATCTCTTTTTTAAACCACGATCCGGCGGTCTCCCGGTCGTCGACGGTAAACTCCATGTAGTGACTTGACCCTGGAAACCAGTCGTCCCGCACGGCTTCGATTGCGGTGACGTTCACGCGGGTTGTGTCCAGGTCGAGGCCCACCCCGTCCGCATAGCGGTCGTGAAAAGCGTGGTTGGTGCCGGGGGTCCCCGAAGACATCAGGATGCCAAGAAAAATGTCGATGGGATTGCCCGAAAGCGTGACGGTGCTGTCCTCGGCGCCCCTGAAGATATTTCGGTCCCAGACCTTCCGGGGGTCGGTGATTTCAAAGACCCACGACCCGCCCTGCCGGTTGTACTTTAAGCCGGTGACGTACCCGGCGGGCAGGATGGAAATCAAATCAGACTCGGCCATCCCGGCGTAGCCCGCTTTTACGGTCACTTTTCTGCGCTGAAAATAGCTTGTGGTGTCGGTGGCGATCAGGGCGGTGATCGCCTGATCGTAGTCGACCAGTTCAATGGTGACGCCCTCGATGGTGCTCTGGCCCTCTTCGGGCACGTCCTGCTGGGCCAGCCCCTTGATGGATTTGAGGTAGCGTTTTAGCGTGTTGTCGGGACTCGTGCATTTGTGGTTGCAGTAATCCGTGGTCTCGCCGTCAAAGTGAATCAGGTAAAGCGGCGTCTTGTAGTCAACATTGTGTTTGGCATCAAAATTTGTGTTGGTGGTGATCATCAGCTATACTTCTCGATAAATTTAAACTGGTGCCGCCGGTAATGGTCATCGGTCGTTTGCCGGGCATGGTTTGTGATCCTCGGGGCAAACCGTTGCCGCTCGTTTTTCGGCAGGATCAGCGACGACCAGTATTTCTCATGGCGGCAGATGTCGGCGGAGGCGTAGGTGTAGATCAGGTTTGTGGTGCTGACCACCTTGACGCCAGTGTCTACCGAATCCACTTCAAACACTTCGTATTCGTCATCGTTGTCGTCGGCCTTGATGAAAAGAAAATCCCCGGCGCTGATCCCGGTCGTGGCCGTCAGCGGCACGTTTTTCTGCCCGGCGGCGGCGGCAGCGTCCAGGGTCGTGGATGCCGTTTTGTCCGAATCGTAGGCGAAAGAAAACGTCTTGCCCTGCCGCGCCCAGGAAAACCAGGCCACGAGGTTTCGGTAGGTGGCCTCGGAGAAAAAGGCGTCGACGGTGATATTGATAATACCGTACAGGTTGATCGACTCGATGATGCCAGACCCGGCCACGTTGTCATATCCCTCGTGGGTGTAGTTGATCTGCACCCCGCCCGTGCCCAGCTTCAGGTCGATGTTGTTGCTGTCGAATGTGATTCGGGGATCTGCCATCAGTTCAACTCCGTTGCCACCAGCCGGCCGCCGCGTGCTTCAACCCAATCGGTCAGGGCGGCGGAAATTTCCGCGACTCGCTGGTCCTCAAGACCGTCCTCAAGATGGATATGGACGTTGACGGACTGCTCGGCCTTGTCGGTCCCGGTCTCGGTCGGTAGGCCGGTGGTCGGGCTGGCGTTGTAGGTGCCCACGGCACCGCCGCCGCCGGAGACACCACCGCCGCCGCCCCCGCCCGGTTCGATGCCTTGGATTTGCGCCACACGGGCAAAGCCCGCTGCGGCGGCCAAAGCTGCGGCACCCGCACCGGCCGGGGGACCGCCCCAAGATGATGCCCATGCGTAAGCCTTCTGTGCCGCCTCGATGGTTTTGATGGAGGTTTCTGCGATGCTGATGGCCTTGAAAGCGGTAAACGCCATTTCGTTTTGCTTCCCGGCCCACTGGAAAAAATAGGCGGCGTCACCGAGCATCTGGTCAATGGACTGCTTTTTGAGCTTGGCCTTCTGCTGCTCCATTTTCTGGACCGCGGCATTTTCCCGGTTCATCCGCTCGATGTCTTCGGCCAGCGCGGCTTCTTTCCATTCCTTTTCCTTGATGATCGAGTCGTATTTGATCTCCCCGAGCTGGGCCTGAAATTCCATCTCCCGCTCGATGGCCGCGTTTTGCATCTCGATGGCTTCAGCGTCCATGCCGCCGCCCTGCCAGCCGGTGGCGAGGGGCAGGCCGTTGGGGTTGAACCCTTCACCGCCGCCTGTGCCGCCGCCGCCGGGCCCCCGGGCCCCCCCGGATCCACCGGTCAGCGCGGCTTCTGCCGCTGCAAGCCCGGCGATGTCGGCCCCGCCGGTCCCGGCCGCGCCCTTGCCGAAGACGCGGGCCTGGATTTCGGCTTCAAGCGACGCCTGCTTGGCCTTGTACTCATCCCAGCCCATGAGGAAGTTCCAGAAGGAGCGGTCGCCGGACATGACGTTGTTCATCTCTTGGGCCAGCCGGGAAACCTCGGCGGTCATGTCGCGCAGGGCCGGGATGATCTCTTGGCCGATGGTAAGGGCCAGTTCTCCCAAATCCTCTTTGGCGTCCCCCCAGATATTCGCCAGCTGCTCCCACGGGCCGATGCCGGTTTCGGCCGCCGCCCGGGCCTGCCCGCCAACCTGTTTTGCAATCTCTTCGAGGATCTTGGAAAAGTCCCCGGCGTGGGCCACGTCCTCATCGATGGTGATACCTACCCGGCGCAGCTCCCCGGCAAGGCCCATACTGGCTTTTCCAAGCATGTTGGCCGCCTGCTGGGTGTCGCCGCCCATCAGTTCGGCCAGGTCGAGCATGGTTTCCTGTGCCTTGGGCAGCACATCGTCACCGATGTCTTTGTAGGTCAAAAGGAATTTCGTCCCGGCGATGGTGGCCTCATCGCCAAACGTGGTGACTTCCTGTAGGGCCCTGGCGTTGTCGAGAAGGCGGCCGCGCAGGTCGGTGGAGTATCTGCCCATCGACCGCATGGCCTGATCCAGGCCGGCGACGGCTTTCTGCTGCACACCGGCCATCCGCGCCCACTCGGCCCCGGCGTTGACAAGGCGGGCGGTGCCATAGATGGCGGCGGCGAAGCTGATGCCGCCGACGATCTTTTTCATCCGGCTGGCGCCGGTTTTAAACTCGCGCTCGGCCTTGTCCAGATCGCCCTTTAGCTTGGAGCGGTCGCCACGGATGCCGATATAGCCTTCACCGATTTTTGTGGCCATTAAATCAGCTCCTTAATGACGGCGCTGTAGGTTCTGCTAACCATGTCGGCAATCTCCAGCTGTTGGCCCGGGTCGATGCCCATGCGGTCCATGACCTGAAATGACGGCACCAGATCCAGCGCCACGGGCCCGGCCTGGCCCATGCGGTGCTGGTTGCACACCCGCCGATAGACGTTCCATGCGGTGACGTTTTCGGCCATTAGGGCGGTTTGCATCTCCGGGCAGGCCGACCACCGCACGGCATCGGGCGGGCCGCATGGCGGATGCTCCGGCTCTGCCGGGTCGGTCGTGTGATAGGCCCGATACAGGTCCCGGCACTCTTCGCAGTCCAGTTTCTTGGCCATCTGGACTGCGAAGCCGATCAGTTTTTTTCCAGGGCCTTGCGCTCATTTGCCACATCCTCGGCCAGTTTGGCGCGGTAGTCGTCAACCATACGGCCCAGGCCTTCGATTTTCTTCAGGGCCGTTATTTTGTTTTTATCGGTGCAGTCCAGGGTGCCGCCCGCATCGTCGAAAAAGCATCGCCACCCGGTGACCGCCGCGCAAAAAATGGCCTTGCTCTGTTCGTGGAACCCGCCGGCCTTGACCACCGGGCGTATCTTGTCCGGGTCGTCGGGATCGGGTTCGTATCGGGTCTCCCGGCTCATGGCCTCGGCGGCAATGTCTTCGATTTCGGCCGGTTCAAGGTGCCGGATTTCAATTTCCGCGCCGTCGTCATCGCCATCGATCGGGAACCAGCGCCGGATTTCTTTGGGTATTCTCATTTCGCTTCGCTCCGTTGCTCCGTGGTTTTAGGTAAGGGCCCGCCGGGCAGGCGACGGCGGCCGGAGCATACCGCCTGGGGCTTGTCACCCGGGCGATCCCGGCGGGCCTGGGGTTAGCCGTTAGATCAGGCGCAGCGGCCCGGCGCATATCTGAACCGTGAAGCTGATCTGCCCGTGGTTTGCGCCCTGGTCAAAGTTCACATCGATGCTCTGCACCTTGGCGTGTGCGATCGGGCTTTCAGCCGGGATTCCGCCGCTGCCGGCCGCGGTCGTGTTGTTGGGGATCCAGTAGGACGAATCGTCGATATAAAACCGGATGTCCCCGATATTGGACCGGGCAAGCATGGCCGACCGCAGCACATCCTGACCCTGCGTGTTGTCGGCCTTGAAATTGCCGTTGAAAGAAACGGTGCCGCAATGGATCAGACCGTAGGAGAAGTCGTCGTAGTCGTCGTCAAACTCGACATCTTCTATCATGTCGACCGTAAACCCGCTGTGGCTCCACGTTCCCATGCCCAGCACGGTGTTCGCGCCGAGGGTCACTTTGCCGTTATAGGTTGGTTTGGAGTCGTAGGACATTTTGTCACCTTCCCGCGTTTAGTTTGTGAAAAATCGAATGGGTTTTAAAGTCGACCGCCATCGTGGTTAGGTGGCTGACCCAGACCCCGCAGTCGACGTGAATCGGGATTCCTGCGCTCCGTAGTTTTCTGCAAAAATAGAAGTCTTCCCCCGGCCCGCGTTCGCCATAGGCGGGCAGTTTGAACCATGGCCGGTCAATCTGGAGAAAGACCCGGCTGTCAACCATCATGCAGGCCGCGCCGGTTTCCTCGACCTCGATAAGCTCCCCGGCATCCAGTACAGCCCGGGACTCTTCGTAAGTAAACGGCCGGGGGTGGTTTTCTCCGGGGGCCTTTAAAATGGGATCAAAGGGCGGATAGCGACGGCACACCGGGGCCGTGACCACCGGCAGGTCGTGGTCGAGCAGTCTTTGAATCGTGTCCGGGTCGTGGTAGATTTGATCGGTGTCGGTCATCCAGATGTGGGTGCAGCCCGCCCGGAGGGCCTGCTCAACGATGTCATTTCGCGCTGTGTCGATCTTGCCTGGAAACTGCGGTACAAAAAAGTCGTGGCTGGGCAGGTTCAGGGAGATGTAGGAAAAGACGAAATTGACATAGACCCTCGGGTCGGTCACCGGCCAGCAGATGGCCAGCTTGACGCCCTGCCGCTCCCGGGTGCGGTCGATCTTTCGCTGGAGGTATGTCTGGTAGTCGTGATCCCATGCGCCGTCGCCGTAGGCTTTTTGGTATCCGTCATCTGTCTCGCCTCCGTTTACCGGATGGTCGTGGTCGATGTGGGCGTCTTCGGCAAAGGCCCAGCGGCCGTTTTCGGTGGCGATGTCTCTCAGCTCATCGTCCCCGAAGCAGTGCCGGTACTCGGTGGCAAAAAACTCCCCGCCCGGAATCAGGTCCAGCATTTTCTTGTGTGCCAGCCAGTGGGCGTGGTCGTTCGCGCCCCGGGGGTCTTCGGTGGCAAGCCCCACCGCCCCCCACCCGTCCGGCAGGTCGGCCATTTTCGCCAGTGCCGCCTCCAAAAAGCCCGGTTGCGGAATGGTGTCATCACCCAGAAAGCAGATCAGATCATATTTCGCCAATTTCCGCAGGCGGGCCACCATGCGCGGGCAGCCAATGCCGTGTTCGTCGATGGCGCTGACGGTTTCGATTTCTGCCCCGGCGGCGTTGTCGCGGATGGCCTGGATGCAGCGGGCGGCCTTGTCCGGACGGATCACCGGTATGATGAAAGATACACCGCTCATGCCGCCACCTTTGCAAACAAAACGTGCAGGTCGCCCACATCGTCAACGGACAGTTCGACGACCTTCCAGGGTTTGGGTTCGTACACGCCCCGGTAGGTGTCGGACACATCGAAATACCCGGGGGTCTGCCGGTTCCACGATGCACAGTGCGTCGGGTCCTGGTGCCACCGATCGCTGCCGCCCATCGGCGTGGAGACATAAAGCGTCCCCCCGGGGACCAACACCCGCCAGCATTCGTCCATGAATGCCAGTTGCTTCTGCGGGCTGATGTGTTCCACGATGTGGCTTGCCCGCAGCTCCTTGCAGGATTCGTCGTCGACCGGCCATGGGAAGTCTTCCAGGTCGTGGACGTATTCGACCCCGGGAAGCTCCCGGGCGTCGATGCCGACAAACCCATCGGGGCATTTGTCGCCGCAGCCGATGTCCAGTTTGATAGGGTCCATTTTCTTCGCTCCGTTTTAGGTGTTCTTTTCGATCATCACGTTATACTGGATGGCCCAGCCAAAGACCGGGGCCTCCGGGTTGTCAAGGTCGTCGACCGGCAGAATAAAATCGCGCACCATCGAAAGGTGGCGCCAGCTTGTCACGGTCAGCGTGGCGTTATCGTAGAGCGTGGTCAGTGTGTCGCACAGGGACCCGGCGTCCGACCGGTCGTTATCGAAAATGCGGAACAGCACTATCGCCGTGTCCTGTTCTTCGGTGAAGTTTTGCTCCATCGTGCCGGTGACAAAATCGACATCGGCATACGGCAGGGCCGTCCCCTGCGGGATTTTTTTATAGTAGAGCTTCGTCCCTCCCAGCGCCGTTTGCAGGGCAGAGCCTTTGAACAAGGTGTAAATCCCTTTTATGACCGCGTTCGGGTTCATCAGATTATCTTCAGCCTCTTTCTCTGCCGCACCGAAAGTTTGTGCCGCATCCTGAATTTTTTAAGGTTCGCCGGGACCGTTGCCCGGCACCGGGCCAGGGCCTGCTGCGGGAACGGCTTGGGGTCGGAGCGGTGCGTCCCCAGCACGACAAAACTCCAATACCAGGCGTCTCCCCAGCCGCCCTTGCCGCCGATAAAAACCGTGTGCCCGCCGCCCTCATACCGGCTTTCGTAGGTGCGGATCGAGCCGCGCAGGGTGCCGGATTCGACCGGGGCGTGCAGCTTCATGTCGGCTTCCACCTGTTCTGCCGCGGCTTCGGTCGTGGGCAGCATGGCGCGGTCAACCTCTTTTAAAAAGTCGTCGCCGTACCAGATGAGGGTGTCGGTCGGCATCAGGTGATCTCCCGGGCCATGATGTCAAGGCGCACGTTCTTTTCTTCTGCGTTGATCAGCGAAATGATATTAAAATACCGGGTGCCGAATTTGATCCGGTACTTTTCATCGACACCGCTGATGTAGCGGATTCTGATCTGGTGCGTGATCTCCATTTCCAGTTTGCCGTTTTGCCGCTGTTCCCGTGCCGACATGGGCCAGATGGCCGCCCGGATGCCGGTCAGCCCGGAGACGTTCGACCACGATTCGTTTCCGCCGGGGCCGAGGTCGTCGCTGGTCTCGGTTTTCTGCTGAAAGTCGATGCTGTGTCGCAGCTCTCCGCCGCGCACGTTGACCGGCATCAGGGCCTCCAGAGCTTGAACGGGGTCAGCAGGTTCTTAACGACCGGCAGTTGTTGCACGATGGTGCCGATCACAAGCGGTTCGCGCTGCATATAAAGTTCTCCGACCATCAGGTAGATGGCCTGGCAGATCGGGTCGGGGATGGCCGGATGCGCCGTCCATGTGATGTCGTTGTCGGTCGTGGTGCCGCCGGCTGTCGTGGTCCATGTCGGTTCGGTGGCGTCGGTCGTGCCGTCGCCGCCGGCCACAAAGACAAGGCCGCTTCGGTTGGAGTAGGTGGGCGCCACCACATCCCCGGCGCTCTTGGCGGTCGATGCCTCCCACTCGGCCCCAGCATACCGCCCGCAGACAAACTGGATTTCAATCGGGCTTGACGGGTAGAGCGTGGTCGACGGCCAGGTCTCGCCGTAGCCCAGCACGATCCGGCCCGCCAAAAGTCCGGTGGCGGTTTCGGCTATGTAGTCATCGGACGAAAACGTGGACTGGTCCCCGTCGGTGTCTTTGTACTTGACGTGGGTGACGGATTGCAGCCACCCAAAGGGCAGCACAATGGCGTCCCCGTCGGGCCAGTCGTCGAGGTGCAGCTTAATCGTCTGGTAGACCAATCGCCGCCGGAGAAACTGCTCCGCGGCCTCGGTGGCGGAATGGATGTAGGCCCGGATCAGGTCGTCATCTGTAGTGCCTGAGACCACGATGGCGTCTTTGGTGTCGGCCAGGGTGACCGGGTATGCCGCCGGGGCTGTGATCAGTTCAGTTTTCAAAGTCGCCCTCTGCTTCGGGGTTGAAGTAAAAATAGATCCGCTCTATATCCTCCAAAAACCCGTGTGTTGACCCCCACCACCGCCCCGGCTCCATGCCAAGCGTGTCGGCATCGCTCCAAATCACAGGCGGCACCCGCCCGTCGATTGACACCGGCTTCCATTCGCCCGCGTCGAGGCATTCCGCCCATGCGTGGCTGCGGTCGGCGCTCAGCACAAGGCGGCATCGCGTATGGTCCCGAAGCTCAAGCGTGGTCTTGGCGCATACCGCCCGCTCAACACACATCGGCTGATAGCTGCGGAAGTCCGCGCAGGCGGTCAGCAGGAGCAATGCGGTTATGGCGATAGCGGTTTTCAGTTCCGTTCTCCCTGTCGCTACGCTACTTGGCGTCGGCGTCTTTTTCCTCCAGCACCGGAACCAATTTGACCGAATCCACCGCCTTTTCGATGGCGGTAATCATGGCATTGATTTCTGCCACCCGCTCCTTGTCGCCTTCGGCAATCGCCACTTGCCGGGCGGTGAGAAGGTAGCGCAGGGTCAGCGTCTCGCCGTCGTTGTCTACCTGTACCTTGAGCCGGTCTCTGATCGTGTCGTCGGGCGTCAGGGCCACGACCCCGGCAAAGCACGGGGCGGCAAGCAGCAGGCAGAGAGCCGTCAAAAGTAGTCTTTTCATGTCGTCCTCCCCTACAGACTGTCTTGTAGACTTTTGAGGAACCATGTGGTTCCCGACCATTCGAACACCACGTTTTCGCCCACCTTGTCGAAAACCACCGCCGGGCAGTTGGTACAAGTTGTGTCCGTCGATGTATCAATGGTACAGGTATCGTCCGCATCAATATCGGCAGAGGCAAAAATGGTAAGTTGCTGCCCCGCTACGCTGCCGTCCTGAAGGTCAAGGTCTTCGTTGCCAGAGTCGTCGTCACCGTCGAGATAAATCGACCCCGTTGTGGCGGTCGGGAGGTCGCCGTTTGCCGTGTATGTGTGGGTTTCAACCTCGTTAATAAGAAGATTGATTTGTGTTTTGCCTGCCAGTATCGTGTCTTCTGCGCCGAGGTTGGTCGTTGCCTCAAGCACGTGCCCGCCG